GACCACTACCAATCGTGCCAAACTGTTCAAACTGTTCAAGGAGACTTGGCCTATTGCTAAACGGTGGATCGACGAGCCAACCAGACTTGCCCTTTTCGGCGAAGTAGACGAAAATGAACAAATTAGCATAAGTGACTTGTATTTGAATAAGCCAGCCCTGAAAAGGATGAAAGAAGAATTAGGTTTCGATAATTGCAACTACTGGTCCTGGGAAAACTGCTTAATGTATAATGGGTACTATGAAAACTATCGTCTTCCATTACTATGATGGTCAGTTCTCGACCAACCCCTATGCCAACCGGATGCATCCCTTAATTTGTGCGATCAGCGCAACCCGCCGCCACAACCCGCATGCCGACATCGTAGTGTTTGATAACTCAACCCAGAAACAGGATTGGGGTAAACTGCCAGATGTATTTCAGTTTGAAGTTATTCAAACCTTCCCGATGAATATGTTTAATTTCGGACTACCTCTGGGTGAAGGCCGCAGCATGTCTAAGTTATGGGACATCGCCGAAACAAAATTCAAATATCCGCATGTAGCTGTTTACGCTTCGAACTACATTCCACTGCTAGTTGACCAAGAATATCTACATATGGATCGGCTCTACATTGGCGGTGAAGGCTGTTTCTCTTATCATCAAGACTCAGAACGAGCCACATACACATTAGACGGATGGCGTGGACTCTGCCTGTTATTCGCTCAATCCAGAGATTTTCAAAAACGCATGTTACGATTCACCAAGGGGCAAGCGGTAACTGAATACAGCATAGCTCAATACATGTGTTCTCAGAACATGTACGAAATACATCATTTGAACAAACATGATTTCAAACCTATGGCAGAATTTACAGAACCACAACATTATTACTGTGGTGGTATAATTCTGTCACATGGTTTCTGTGGTTTGGATAAATTAAAGGTGATTGCTGGTTTTAAAGAATTACGCAAAGCAGTGAATTGGGATTTATTGTGTGAGCTAATTCCTGAATACCGTAATATAAAAATAGAAGAATTTTCTATTGGAGAATTAAGTAACGACATAAAATTAGAAGAAATGAGGAAATACTTTGGGCTTGAGCTAAAGAAAACGACTCCCTATTGGGAGCCGGAAAATAACAACGACCAAAGGTTCTTTCAGAAAAATCCTTAACATCAACTACCCAACCGCTAAAGCTGTTGATATAAGCGCCAAGACAATCAAAAGATATATTAAATAACATGGATAGTAGCCACTCTAATTGGTTGGCGATCTGTTTGCTATGGGACTTTTAATTGGACGAGTAGAAACCATATTATATCAGTATCATATTTTAGGTAATTTTTATTATGATGGCATTCATCTCACTACCCTAAAGAGGTTAGCCCTGTTTAGTCGCTCACTCCTTACACAGGGCTAACTTTTCTCATTCAGAAGAAAGTAGGGGTTTTCTCGCCGCCTATGGATAAACAGCCACGGCTTTCACCGTGGCTGTTTCAAACTTTACGTCGAGAGCATTCGTCCTAAGTTGTTTTAGACAACAAAGTTAGCAATGCTCATGCGGGCATAGAATTTTGCACCTTCTCGCAGCAGCTTCTTACCGTATCGGGTGAGGATACCCTTCCGAGGGCAGAAGCTTTCTGGGTCGAGAACAACCGGGGTTTGCGTAAGAGGAACATATGGGCAGTAGAAGTAGCCGCTATCCATGTACGAATCGCCCTTGTAACCCATGAGGATTTGACCCGTCGGGAACAGGGGGTCTTTGTACAGGCGCCAACGGTTATTCACGGTACCGACGTACTGGACACCAAGACTGCTCGTGAAGGTGTCTGAAGGAGCCGGTGCGAAACCTGCGGTTGCGGTTTCGAATACGCTTGCAACTTCCGGAGAAGTCACGAGCCAGTTACAACCCCCACGCAGCGTCTTACGGTGGACGATATTGGAAACTTCAACAACCTTGACGTACAGCGACTCATACTTTTCTTTAATCGTATCGCCGAGTGCGGTGTTGAAGTCCCACACTGCAATCGTACCGGCGTTGTTCCGCAAGTCGGTGAGGACTTCACGGTCGATTTCCAGGTTAATTTCTTGAGCCAGGACGCTCGTCAACTCAGCTTCGGCGTCCAAGTTGTGTTGGGAACGCAGGTCTTGCTGAGCTTCGTAGCTCCACACAGCCTTTAACTTACGAGTCTTGGCTGCAATTTCTTCCGATTCAACAACGAGGTTGACTTCAGGAAGGTCTTGGTTGCACTCCATGTTGTATTCGTAGGAGGCGACGAAGTGGTTATCACCAGGATCACCGCCGGTCCATTGCAGAACAACTTCACCCGTGTTCAGGTCGATGGACGAACCACTCGACTGAACCTTGACAGTCGGCGAGCCGATGTCATTAAAGGTGAAAACACCTGTGGTGGAGACAACGAACGTCTGGATTGCAGTGTTACCGTCGTACACGGTGCCGGTGAACGTACCCGGAAGAACCGGAGTGTGTTCCAGCGGTGCGTAAACTGCTGCTACGTTGCTACCGCCAGGATGCGTACTTGAAACTTCGTTCTGCACGAACTGGTGGGTGTAGTAAATTTCCAGATTGCCGTCACCAGAAGCCAACTGTTGCAGCGATGCGGCGTCATCGCTCGGGTAGCCACCCTGGAGACTTGCGCCACGCATGCCGCCCTTGTTGGACGAGTAACGGAAGCGGAGATAGTACACCAAACCCGTCGGTCCGAGAAGCGGCTGAACCGACACGATTTTGTTCGCAATCAACTGCGGATAAATACGGCGAACCAGCGGAATACTGATACGCTTGAAGCTGGCAATATCACCAGTATCCGTCATTGCTTCATTCATTAACCACTGGTTTTCCAAAAGAACAGCAGTGGCGGAACGAGTGAAGCGGTCTTCAATCTTGTCGAGAAGCTTGGTCTTGGACCACTTTTGTTCAATGGCCTTAGCTTCGTTCAAGAATCTGGAATTAATCATATATGTTACTTCCTTTATTTATCAGTGTTAGTTAACCTTAATTTTGCTTCGTCAAACCGGCGAGAGCGAGTAGGTCTTCCAACGCTGAGTTGTTTTCAACCAACGATTGACCGTCATCATCACTTTGTTGTGCATTCGGGTTATGATATTCGGCAATGATCTGCTCCTTACCCCCTAGCACCTTGCTTCCACGCCCACTTGCTGTTCCTGCGATTCGCTTTCTTTCTTGCTTTTCAATTTTGGTGTTTTCCATAAGAACATTTTTCATCTCACGAACCTGCTCGTTGAGCTTGTTGTTCTGAGTGGACAAACGCACGTTACGGGCTTCCAGCACCCGGACTTGACCCTTCAGGTCTTCAACCGCCTTGAGTGCTTCATTGACCTTCGTACTGTTGATGCCAGCAAAATCTTCTTCGCTAACGTAGTTGCTAACGATATCAACGATCTTGTCCAAAGCGACCTTGTGTTCCACCATCCGGGGGTCATTCATGATGTCCCGACGAGCAGCTTCGTAGATTTCGGCGTACTGGATTTGACTGAACTGGTCTAACTTCTCGACAAACATGTCCTTCATCCGCTTGAGGCGGTTGTTAAACTCTTCATACATCTCGACTTCGAGATTGTTGTTCTTAGCCTGTTCCTTCTCCAGCATCTCGTATGCTTCGCTGAAACCCTCATCCATCAGGTTATCAAACTCTTCCTGCTGGCGTTCCAGACGTAGAGCCAACTCCTGAATGTGAGCGAAAGCCTGCTTGTAACCCCTCTCGGCCGTGTTTTCTGCCTCTTGCAGTTCGGCGGAAACCTTATCATAAGCTTCGAGGAGCTTAGCGTTGAATTCCTTTTCCTTCTGCGCTTCGATCTTCTGCTCGGCTTCTGCGATCATCGATTCAACGGCCGAGGCGACTTCTTGCACATGCTCGGCAGGCAGAATCTTCTTCAAAGCTTCTAATACCTTGTTCATATTGTTAATCCTCGCCTTTTATTATTTAGCAACCTTTGAGTTCACGATGCCACCGAGACATGCGATCAACGTCTCTTTAATTACATCGGTATCTATGCGACTGATCTCATTTTTAACAGTCAAATTTTTAACAATTTCTTTCGTTTCACGGCTTTCGTTACGACGGCCTGAAACAACCTTCTCCTGAAAGGCGTCAAACGTAGATGGATCAGCAACAGCGTCAAAGGTAATAAGCTTGTAGCCTTCACCAATAACGAGTACGCCGTCCTCGTTAATCTTCCCGTTGCCTACGCCACGAGAACTAATACCCACCTTAACGCCGTCCTCAAGGAGTGCCTTAAGAACCTTGCCACTGGGGGTGTTCAGGATTTCGCCTTCGCCCATCAGGATGTTGCCCTCCCACCACAGTTTAGTAACAAGGTGAGATGCGTTGGCGAAGTGTACAATAGAGTCCGTCGGGTGGTCCAATTCGCCGATCAGACGACGTTCCTTAATAGCCGATTGAAGATTGTGGACATTCTCGTCCAGCACTTCATAGGGGTAGCTACGCTTATTTTTATTAACTGCTTCTGCTTCTTGGAACTTGCCCCGGAAGACAGTCTTGCCGTTTCGCACGGTAGTTGATTCATTAAGATTGAGAGTGACACCCCCTTGGTCACAGCAATCGATCAGCAAAATATTGTCCATATATACTCTTTTCAGATTGTGGAATAGATGGGGCGGCGAACCACTCCCTCAAACTGACCTGCTTTCTGAAATCCACCAAAATCGGTGGACTCTAAAATCGCCCTCTTTCAAGGGCTAAACCTTGCTCCCTGCGAGCAGTTCTTGCAGGAAGACTTCGCCTCGGAGAGTT